AAGCGGGTTGTCTTCCTCACAGTAATAGCAAATAAAGGGAAGGCCAGGCGCCTCCCCTTCTGGCCACGCCCGATATACCACAGGAAGCCCGGTACTTTTCAGTTGTTCCAGTAAATCGGTCAGTGGATTCATTTTTTACCTACCTTGATTAAAACGTCTTTTTCCAGTTTCTCGCTGGCTTTTTCTGCCGCCGGTCCGATGTGCGGATTTCCCGGCACCGTTCCGCCGTTTACTTTCGCGTGTCCGTCTTCCAGCAGGTGAGTCAGCTGGTAATCGGTTTTGTTGTAAACGTCCACCCGGATATCCGTTGCACTTTCATAGGCTGTTTTTTTCTGCCAGCCTTTGGCATAGTCACCGGTAAGCTCCGGGCTGTTTTCCTTCAGTTCCTTAACGCAGAATTTTGCGGCATCCTCTACCGAGGTTTTTACCGTCTGCATGGCTTCTTCCTGGAATTCTTCCAGCGTGTCCGCAATGGCTGCGGCCAGACCGTCCATTTTGACTGCCATCAGACACCGGCCTTCTGTTCCAGGTACAGCTCCATTTCTTCTCCGTTGGGGCTGTAGGTTCGATAGATTCCGTACCGTGTACCGTTCAGGATAGCGACTTCTTCGCCCTGGTACTCATCCGCCCAGACGGTTACGCAGTAGGCGGCCCGCTTTCCGTTGTGGGCAGCTGCGGCCCACTCTGACCGCTTGACGTTTTTCACCTGACAGAAGATTTCCCGATGGGTAACGCCGTCGCTTACCCTCTGGCCGATGGCATCGGTTTTATATGCCGGGGCTTCCAGGATAATCAGTTCAGTTTTATCCATCGGTCTTCACCTCCTCGGTGTAAGCGCTGGAAGAAGAAAGGAACCGTTTCAGGTTGTCATAAAACAGCTGCCACCGTTCCGCATGGTCGTCATATCCGAAATTTGCTTTCAGGTACATCTTTGCGGCCTGCTGGATCAGTGGGTCTTCCGCGTCGATGTTTTTGACACCTACAACGGACAGATCCATGAGGCAGGCCGCCACGGTCTGCTCCACTTCGCTGTCCAGACTGTCTGTGGACCGTCTGATCCACAGTTTTGCCTCCGGCAGCAGGACCTGCGCCAGTAATTTCACTTCCATTGGTTTCATGTTCCGCTGCCCTCCTTTTGGCGCAAGGCCGGTGCCCTGTTAGGGCACCGGGAAATCATCAAACGCCGGACTTCTTCAGCAGGATGATACCGTTGGTATCGGCTGCCTTGCCGTCGCAGATCAGCATGACCTTGGTCTTTTTCTGGTTGGTATCGTGATCCGTCCACTGGACGACGGTCATCTGCATGTTGGAGTTGAAAACGTAGTTCTTCATGTTCATGAAGACGGCAAACACATCGCCGGAACCTGCGGTCTCAAAGCTGGGCAGGACATCCTCCTCCACAGTTTCCACATCCTTGCCGCCAAAGCGGTAGGTGGGACCACCGGCAATGCCATAGTTGGTTCTTGCCACCGGCTGGCCGTTCTGGTCAACCATGCCGTCGATGTAACCTTCAAAGGTGCCCTGGGCCATGTACAGTTTGCCGGTCTGGTAGCGCTTGGGGATCTTTGCAAAGAACTTCTTTTTCCACTGAGCCCACTTTGCCACGTCGTCGGCAGTCATTTCCACAACGTTGGTGACTCTGGGGTCCTTGCAGACACCCAGCATCTGGCCTTCACCGGTGCCCTGGAAAACGCCCTTCTCTACAGCTGCCATAACGGCTTCGGTAGCCAGCTCCACAAACAGGGCCTGGAAGGCATCCAGAGTGACAACGCTGACCAGAATGGACTGGGCGATCTTGCATTCCAGACCGTAATACTTGAAGGAAATGGTCTTGGTTGCTGCCAGCTTCTGATCCTCGGAAGCGCCCTCACCTACCCAGGTAGCCACGGGCATCAGATCCAGGATGGGGATCTCCACGCCGCCCTTGATATTCATGTGTCGCAGTTGCTTGAAGATCACGCCCCGCTCCTTCAGGTTGCGGATGATCTCTTTGCCCCAGGTGGTGGGGATCACGGCGCCCACATCGGGTGTCATGGTCACGGCTGCTTCATTGCTGAACTTGTCAGGAATCGGCTGCTGACGGCAGGCGAAATTCATGAAGGCGGTCTGGTATTCCACGGAATCAAACCGGTCTTCCACAGCGGCGGTTTCTGCCACCTGACCGGCTGCGGCCAGATTCTGCATGACGGCAGGCACCACAGCGGAGTTCTCCAGGGCTGCCAGATTGGCCTGGGCGGTTGCTTCTGCCTCGTACTTGGAATCCAGGGCTTCCACTTCTGCTTTCTTCGCGTTAAAATTCTCCAGGTCTCCTGCGTCCAGGAAACCCTTTGCTTCGTTCAGAAGCTGCTTGCGCTTGTTCTGATACTGTTCTTTGGTCATTTGATTTTTCCCTCCAAAATCATGTAGTTGTAGTGAGCCTCGGCCTGTGCCTTGGCGTTTTCACGGTTGATACTGTTCCGGATTTTCTCAATGGTCTCCTGCGGCAGCAGTCCGGAATGATAGCTTGCCGCCAGCTGAAGCGTATTCCCAGTCGTTTGGGATTCTGCAAACATGACCCTGTCCACAAAGCCCTCGGCCACTGCCTGCTGGGCAGTCAGCCAGGTTTCCCGGCCCATCATGTCCAGGATCTCCTGCTCCGGACGCCCGGTTTTTGCCACATAGGCGTTTACCAGTGCCCGGTCGGAATTTCTCAGGACCTCTGCCGCGTGTTCCATGGCCCTGTGATCGCCCCGTGCTTCTGTGGAAACATTGTGGATCATCAACTGGGCTACGGGAGAAATTTCGGATTCTCCGGCCATAGCTACCACGGAAGCGGCAGAAGCTGCCATGCTCTGGATCTTGATGAGAATTCTTCCGGAATATTCCCGGAGAATCGTATACATCTCCTTTCCCGCCTGGACTTCTCCGCCACTGGAATTGATAATCACCTCAATATCTTCTCCGTTGGCATCCGTCAGCCCTTTCCGGATATCTCCGGGACAGGTGCTCGGAATCTCCAGCCAGTCATAGGCCCATTTATTTCGATCCGGGATAATCACACCCCGAACATCGATTTTTCTTGGCATCTCTTACTCCTCCTTTCCCGTTTCTACCACTGCCGTATCCAGACGACGGATTGGCTCATCCCCGCCGGGCAGCGGCGCCCGGTTGAATACCTGGCGCCACTCATTGGGAGTCATTGCGCCACGGTCTACCATTTCCCGCAGGTCCAGCTTGGTTTTCATGCTGGCCGTTGCCAGGTTATTGGCTTCGAACATGATGAAATTTCCATAGCTGCGCTTTTTCCGAGAAAACAGCTTGCGGGTATACTGGTTTCCCATGCGGATCACGTCCGGCTCGATTTCAGACTCATAGTAGGCATTCCATTCGTCTTCCGTGTAGTTGGACATGACGATTTTCTCGTTGGTGTTCAGTGCTGCGTAAAACCGCTTGATGGTCCTGTCCGTCAGTGCGGCGTTTGGAACGTAGTCATTGGGTTTTATCTGGATGGCCTCTGCCTTTGAGTCTGTAGCTGCCACACCGAAACCGGATTCTGTCTGAAGGAACTGGTCTGCAAAATCCTTTGCCCGTTTCTTTACGTCCTCCGGATTCAGGTTGGAGGTAAATTTCAGCAGCCACCGGATCACCGCGCCGTTTTTGATGGCTGCGATGATTCCCCGGTCAATGGTGCCGATCTGCTCCATCAGCGGCAGCAGTTGCTCCACTTTGGAACCGCCAAAGAAATCCGCTCCGGTTTGTGGGTCTCCCCGCAGGTGGATCAGGTCCTCATAGGAAAAGCGGTATTGCTGGCCCTTTGGCATGTAAAACCGAATGTACAGCCGGTTGCCGGCATCATACTCCGCCACCGCAAGAGATGCGTTGATGGGATATAAACCCACCGGAAGGCCGTTTTCATCCCGAAGGATCAGGGTAAAGGCATGGTTGTTGATTTTCAGGCTTGCGGCCTGCCATTCCTGCAGCTCCTGTCCGGTCATCAGCGGGTTTGGTTCTTCCAGCAGGAACCGCATGTATGGCTCTGGATTTACCCGGATATCTCGTTTTCCGGTTTTTTCATCCACAGTCTGAAAAATGTGCTTTGCTACGGTTTTTCCCATAGCGTGTACATAAGGTCGAATGGCGCTCATGACCACATCAGACCGATATACGTTGTCGTTCCAGACAATGGCATCGCCTTCAATGGCTGCCATCTTCAGAACGGTGTTGGAAGTGGGTGACCGGGCATTGGTCAGCCGCTCCCGGATTTTTGCAATGATTCCCATTCAGGTTCTCCTAGGCTATCATGGTTTCGTATTCTTCCTGCTTATCCTGCAAAATG